AAGAAGTCGGCCATCCTTGACGAGGTGGACGGCCCAGCGACTTCGGTTGCCGACGCTCCGATTGGTGTGGTTGACGAGTATCTCCCGCCCGCAGGTGTTGCCGTTGGTGACATCTTCTGGCTGGTGACCGTTGGCCCGACTGCCATCATGACCTCGGCTACCTTTGCCCCCGGTGCGCTGGTGGGTATCGGTGCTGGTGGTACTGCGGCGGTTGGTGCGGCTGGTACTTCGATTGGCGTTGCGATCTCGCCCGTTGTGAAGGGCAAGGTTCGGACGCTCGTCAACGTGCAAGCTGGTGCTTCGGTGGTGCCGGTGACGAAGGGTGCCGACGAGGAAGCTCCTGCGACTGAGGACGCTGCCGTCGATCCGGCTGCGGCTCCTTCCACGGCTGTTGAGCCCGTGGTCGAGGTTGCCCCGGCCCCGGTGGTCGAGCCGGTTGTTGCCCCGGAAGTTGCTCCGGTGGTGGACCCGGTTGTCGATCCGGCTGTCACGCCTGAGCCCACTGCCTGACCAACCCAAGAATGGAATCCCTAGCAATCACCGCTGGGCGGATTGCCATTCTGGTTGGCCTAGTGCTTGCGATCTTCGGCTGGCGGGATGAGCCCAAAGCTCCCCGCCAGCCGAAATCTTTTCAGCCCTACCAACTGAGAACAGAACCAACTCAAGTCCGGCTTCCTGACCCACCCCCGCCCAAACCCAAAACTGTGTCGGTGCTGGTCAAGCCGGACCTTCCCTTTGTCACTGGAATCTGCCCGCCCCTCAGGAAGCCAACACCGCAGAAGTGCGACGTTCTTACTGACCTCTACTGCCGCCTGGAGAACCCTCACTACTGGGCTGACCCCACAGAGCCCGGTGATCTGGTGACCTGGGCGCACGAAATGAATCACGGGGTGAGCAACCGACTTCACGCTAGCACGGTCAAACACGGCATTTATGTAGGGAACGGCAATGGGATCGTCCTCAGGCACCCAGAGATAACCATCGAACAGGTAGCCAACACGGTCCCCAAGAACCAGCGGGGGCCGATCTACAAGCTCTACATGGTCGAGCAACGGAAGGACTGGAACAAGAGTCCGATCTATTTGCTGGACGAGTGGAATGCCTACATCACGGGAACTATTGCCCGCCGCCAACTTGGATGGGAGAAACGTAGCGAGACTGAAGACTTTGCCAGGGAGATGGAGAGGTACTGCCGGGTGATGTTGTCCGTGGTCAAGAAGCGTGACCCCGATTACGCGGACATCCAGAACCTCTCCAACTTCATCGAATGGCAGTCGGACAGATTCGCCTCCCTAACAAAGGAATAAGATGGACTGGGCCACACCACAGAACCTGATCTTGATCGTTGGCGTATTGCTCCTGACGAGCCCGTTTGTAACCAAGACCATCAGCTTGTGGCTGTCCTCTCTCCTGTGGAGGAGAAACCGCGAACAGTCCCGTGAGATCGGAACGGTCATTCAACTACTGGAACTCAAGAACAGCCTGGAGCGACAGGGTTGTGATGTTGCGGCCAATGTAACCAGGGACCTTGTGTATGCGGTGATCTACGATGCCAAGCCGCCAGAGAAGATGGAGAAGTTCAAGCTGGAAAGTAATCCAAAATGACTCCGCTGAGAGCGGCATTCGGATTGGCTATGGCAGCCTTTGCGTTGCTATGTCTCAACCAAGTTGTTCCCCTACTGATACCCGATGAGCCCGCAGCTTGCCCGCCTCCCAAGAAGGTAGTCAAGAAGGCCCTGCCAATCGGAAATGTTTACGAGATGAAGGTAATCCAGCTAACAAATGACTTCCGAAACAAACATGGCCTGAAGTCGTTAATTCCTGACCCGGCCATGATGAAGTTTTCTCGCAACTGGTCGGGGGTCATGGCTAACGGCAGGATGGTTCATAGTCGCGGTCCTTACGGCGAGAACATTTGCAAAGGTTACGCAACACCAGAGGCGGCAGTTCAAGCGTGGATAAGAAGCCCGCCACACCGCAGGAATATGCTTTCTAGTCGTTATACTTACATCGGAACCGGGCAGGTCAATTCTTCGTGGACGCAAACTTTCAGGTGATGGCATGAAGAGAGAGTGGAAATACCCCGGCAAGTGCTGTGACTGCGGCTGCGATACGCAGAGCAAGTATCGGCCCCGCTGTATCTCCTGCGGCCAAAGAAAGCGTCGAGGCAGCACCACGGGCCTGCCAGACGGCTTTGTTGTTGACGAGTGCTTTCAAGAGAAAGTCGGCAATCTGATCTGGAGACTCCGGGGTGGCTATGCGGTGACACGACGAACCGAGAACGGCAGAGTCAAAAAAATCCCTCTCCACAATTTCATCTGGGAACTTTCTGGCAGAACGCTCCCGGCACTTCCTCTGACAATCGACCACTGCAACCGCGACCCCAAAGACAACCGCCTAGAGAATTTGCGAATTGCCACACCTAGCCTTCAGGCCCTGAATCAAAAAAATAGGCCAAAGAAATCCGGCCTGCCCAGAGGGGTGTCTTTTGTGCCGTTCAACGGAAATGGAAAGCCAAGGGTCAGGCCATACGCTGCGAAGGCTGCCGGAAAGTTCATCGGAAATTTCGCAACCCCCGAAGAAGCATCTGCCGCCTACGAAAAGAAACGTGAAGAGTTGATGTCCCTTGAGCTTTCCCTTTCCTCCCCGGAGTAATTCCCATGAAGAAGTATCTGTTGTTCGCCACTGCCCTCCTGTTGGGCAGCCTGACCGCTGGCATCATCAATGCTGGCGATTGTCACGGGACCAAGAAGACCAAGAAGACCGCCGCCCCGGTGGCTGTCGAAGTCGAGCAGGATGTGACCGTGGCCCCCAGCGTCAAGGTCAAGGAAACTGTCGAGGTCGATGGTCCCTGCGAAGTGACCGTGACCGAAGAGGTGTCGGTGGGCGAAGGCTCCCCGGCTGGCAAGGCTCCGATGAGCCGCCGTGGTGCCCACAAGGCATCGAAGAAGGTTGCCAAGGCCATGCGTGAAGAGGCTTCGGCTGGTCGCAAGGCTGCCAAGGCCGCTGCTAAGGCTCAGGAAGCTGCCGGTGCTGCGGCTGCGGAAGGCGTGACTGCCAAGGCTTTCTTCGGTAACTGATCTGAGTGTGTGTTGTGTGGGGCCCGGGGGCGAGTGAGTCACGCCACTCCCCCCGGGCTTTACGCAAGGTTTCACGGGAATCTTCCGAGGGTCAATGCCATGCCGAATCCATACGAGCAATATCTCAAGCAGCCCAAGGCAACCACCACAGAGGATCGCATTCGCGCCCTGTTGGGACAGGAGCTTCACAAGCAGCGGCTCCGTGACCTTGAGAATGACGATGGCACTATCAGGAAGATGCCGTACATCAATCAGCCGGTTGACCCGAACGCTGGCCCTGACGTTATGCCGATGCCATATCGGCCAAGAAAACCCGTCCCCGGAGAGGGGCCGGACTACCAGAACATGATGCCCCAGCCGTACTACCCCAAGAAGGACCCGCTCGTTCTGGATGATGCCTTGCTCAGGAAGAAGCAGCAGAACAACAACGGCGGCTACGGCTTTCTCCGACAGGAAACAGACGAGGAGTATGCCCGCCGCAAGGGAAGGGAGAACGGGATCGAATGAGCGACATGATCCGCAAGCTCCTCGACTCCCGGCTGCCCTCTGATGCGGTAGCTGGACTTGGGAACTTCCTGACTGGTCAGAGCGTTGGCGACCTGATGGCCCGACAAGATGGCCAGCCACCTGAGGAAGAGAGCCCTCTGGTGAAGATGCAGAAGATGGCTTCTGGCGTTCGACCTGACCCCAGCGTGTCTTCACTCCAGCTTGATAGGTGAAGCATGGAAGAGATCGACATACCAGACGTTCAGCCGGACGGTCCTCTTGTCGATAGCCGTGCCTGCGAAGCGTGTGGCCTAGTCAAGCCGCTCGACCGGCGACGGTGGCCCTTGGTCCCCGGAACCCAGCACACGCTCCAGCCGATCTGCAAAGCCTGCTACAAGCTGGTCAAGCACCGGCAGAAGGTAGAGACAACCTCCCGGCGGGCAGCGGAAGCGTTCATGCGGGCCCCGATGGTCCGCAAGGGTGGCAGTAACATCCCGCACTCTACTGAGTTGCTGGAGTCGATCTACGGGTTATTCGGTGGTGTCAACGGGCTGGCCAATGAGCTAGCCCACACCTACCACTCAGCACCTCCAGGCGGGCGTATCCGCACCAGCATCCTGGAGACTGTGGTCAGGCTCACGAACAACGTGGCGGATAGCGGGGCGGTTCAGAAGCCAGTGTCGCTCCTCACTGACGATGAGTTGGAGCAGAGGCTTGCCCAGAAGATTGCCTTGGCTGCGGAGTCGCAGAAGAATCTGGAGTACCTGAACCAGTCCACTGAGGTGGAAATCCCCGATGGGATGATTCAGGCCAACCAGATTCCCGTAGTGGAAATAGAGCAGGCCATGTCCATGCGCCGCCTTGTGGAGGTTCCGCATGGCGAACCCTCTTGATAATGTCTCGCAGCACTCCAGGCAGGAGATGCTCGACCTCCAGAGGGAGTTGGCATCCCGCCAGCTTGAGTCTGTCCGGCTCTACCGGCCCAATGCCAATCAGAAGCCCTTCCACGATGACATGGCTTCCGAGCGGATCGTGCTGGGCGGCAATCGGAGCGGCAAGACTACGGCTGCCATGCTTGAGTTCGCCTGGGCGGTAACCGGGACGCACCCCGTCGAGGGCAAGTACCCGAAAGAGAATGGCACTGCGGTGGTGGTGGGGGCCGACTGGCGGCACATCGGGATGGTCTGCGTCAGAGGCTTATTTAAGGCTGGCGCATTTAAGATCATTCAGGATGCCCATACTAAAGAGTGGCGCGCGTATGACCCGGTTGCGGACAGGGCCCGGGAGTCAGAAGCCAAGCCATCCCCTCCCTTGATCCCACCCCGGATGATCAAGAACATCAGTTGGGTCCTCAAGTCCGCTCAATATATGCAGTCATGCGAGCTGACCAACGGCTGGCAGATTTATTTCTTCTCGTCTGAGGGCGATCCTCCTCAGGGCTACCGGGCCCATCTTGCGTGGATTGACGAGGACTTGTCATCCGAAAGCACTTGGCTGGCTGAGTTGCAGGCTCGTCTTGCGGACTACAAGGGAAGGCTGGTGTGGTCGGCAACCCCGCACTCAAAGAATGACGCACTCTTTGGCCTGTGCGAACGGGCGGATAAAGCGGCAGAGGAAGGGCACAGCAACCCCAAGAAGTTTGTCCTGAGGTTCCTCGACAACGAACACATCTCCAAAGAGGCCCGTGCCTTGGCAGTGGAGCAGTGGGCCGCGCAGGGCGAGGAAGTCCTGAGGATGAGAGCGGAGGGCGAGTTCACCTTCGACTCTGTTTTGATGTACGGCAATTTCAACATGGGCATCCACGGCTTCTCCCGCAGGGAACTGCCGGAAGGTCAGATTCCCGCAGACTGGTGCCGGTATGCGGCGATTGACCCGGGCCATGCGATCTGTGCTGTGATGTTCGCGGCAGTCCCGCCCTCCGGGGATTTCGTCCTGATCTATGACGAACTCTATATCCCCAACTGTTCCGCCGTGGTGTTTGCCGAGAAGTTCGCGGCCAAGCTGGCAGGGCAGCCCCAGTTCTATGCCTTCATTATCGACTCGCATGGTGCCCGCCTGACCGACATCGGCGGCGGCAAGTCCCCCGGCCAACAGTACGCGGAACAGCTTGAGTTACTTGGGGTGCGGTCGAAGGGGACTCCTTACCTCCGAGTCCTTGAAGGGGCCATGCCCAACTTCATCCGAGAGATCAAGCGGTACAAGCGGCAGTCCACAGTTGTGGGTGGTCACTCAATCGTCCTCGACAAGCCCCACCCCCGGTCTGTGTCTCACTTGATGGACTGTATGCGTTACATATTTGCCGCAGACCCCAAGTACCACAAGCCAGAGGTTAAGGCCGAGGTTGCGTGGTGGGAGCCGTGGCTTGCCAAGAGGCGGCGGGATCGTGGCGAGGAAGCCAGCGTGGTGTACCTAGCCCCCTCAAGTTACACCTCCCAGACATACGTCGCGTAACTATTGCCCGCCCTCCGGGGGTCAGTACGCTACTGCCAGTACCTTTCCCCGTGGTGGAGGCAAAACCATGCATATTGTTTCAGTTCAGGTTATTTCGGAATTGTCGATTGGCGACCTAGTGCTTTGGCACGATGACCCCATGTCAAACGCCAGCCCTCCCAGCTTGGGTTGGGTGACTCAGAAGGGGCGAGAGACAATCTCCATCCTGATCTTCTCCGAGAACTCAGGTCTTGTTGAGAAGAAGAGCGTTCGCCACAAGGACGATCCGTTCTGGCGTGAGTCTGAGATCGCTGGCAACTGGCTCCAGTGGGGCTGTTTCACGGTCCACCCGACCACCGAGATTCTCAAGGAACTCAAGCCTTTCTTGACAAAGCTCAAGATGGCCGAGGCCCGCACCCCCAGTGACGAGCCTGTTCGCCGTGGCCCAGGTCGCCCCCGCAAGGAAGACGCTGTGGAAGTGGAGGTGGCCGAATGAGTCGCCTTCTTACGGCTTTCGCTATGTGTTCGATCTTGACGGGGGTGGCTCACGCAAAGCCTCGTCGCCAGTACCAGCAAGGCCAGCCGGTCCAGAACATGGCACGGGCGGCTACTAACACCGCTCAGGGTGTCGCGGAAGCCTGTGCCCGCATGGGGCGGCTCCAGCACCTGGGTGGTAACTCTGGCCCAGAGGGTCTGGGCATGGGCTCCACGCCAGATGCGGCCTATCGAAAGTGTTGTTACGCCACCTCAGGGATGCCTGACGTTGACGTTGGTTACGCACAGAGCCCGAGCGGTCAGTGGTACTGTTGCAGAAGGTACGGTAGCAGATGAGCGAAGCTAACATCGATCCAGACGTTCCCATGTCCGGTGGTGATCCAAGCCAACTGGCTGACCCGCCGCCGGATGTTGTGCCCCAGCGTCAGATGGAGGATGCCCTCAGAAGCATCTCCACAGGCTGGCTGAAGAAGCTGGAGCTTGCCCGCAAGGCAAAGAAGGCTTTTTCGGACGATGCCAAGGAAGCGATGAATTTCTTCGATGGTGGAGAGAACTTCTTCTGGAAAGAGGGCGCGGCCCCCTACTCCAAGATTTCTCCCCCCAGCTTTCGGATGACTGTGAACCGTGCTTTTGAGGCTGTGAAGCTCATTGGCTCAGTCATCTATGCCCGCAACCCGGTGCGGACGGTGACGGCAAAGAAGTTCCCAGCCGTCCCGCCTGAAGCTGTTGGGATCGACGCGAACCAGCAGCCCCAGACTGACCCGATGACTGGGCAGCCGATCCTTCCCCCGGAGATTGAGCAGTACATCCAGGCCAGCCAACAGATTGGCATGGTCGAGCAACAGCGGGAAGCGTTCTCTGAGATCATCAGCGCGTACTTGAACTACACCCCCGGCCAGTTGAACCTGAAGGAACACACCCGCAAGGTGGTGGACGAGGGCATCCTCAAGGGGATGGGTGTGTGGTGGACCGAACTGATTGAGATGGGTGGCGAGGATGGCCCGCCGGTTGGGCTCATCGGTTCATTCCACGACAACGTGGACAACTTGCTTCTTGACCCGGATGCGGACGAACAGGAAGACATCCTGTGGTGTGCCCGTCGCTGTGTTCACCCGATTGCCGAGGTGGCTGAGAAGTACGGCTTGGAGCGGTCGGAACTGAAGGGGCACATGGAGAGCTTCGTGGCCCGGTCTATGGAAGAAGACCGTGGCTACAAGATGAAGAAAAAGAACGGTAAGACGAACGACCTGATCGTCTACTGGAAAATCTGGTCAAAGACTGGATTCGGCCACAATCTCAAGGGCTCCCCGAAAGAATACGCCCAGATGTTCGATGGGCTGGGCCCGAACTGTTATCTGGTGGTGGCAGAGGGTGTCGATTACCCCTTGAATGTCCCCAAGGGCATTGCCCTAGAGGAACCAGACGAGACAGGTCTTCCCAACAGTTTGTTCACGCGGACTCGCTGGCCCATCCCGTTTTACGCGGATCACAACGGCTGGCCTTTCACCCCGTTCCAGTGCCACCGCAAGCCTGGGTCAGTGTGGCCGATCAGTCACATGAAACCGGGGATGCCGGAACTCAAGTTCCTGAACTGGGCACTTTCCTTCCTTGCCACCCGGGTGATGATCTCGTCTAAGACGATGGTGGGCGTGAGCAAGGCAGCGGGGGATGACATCAAGGAACAGTTGCTCCGACATGAGCAATCGGGGTTCTCGCTCATTGAGTTGTCCGAGACTCTTGGACGGTCAGTGAATGACATCGTGTCTGTGCTACAGCTTCCTCAGGTCACGCCTGAGTTATGGCAAATCGTTCAAGCCGTTTCGGAGATGTTCGACAAAAGAGTCGGACTCACAGAACTCACTTACGGTATGACGAGAAATTCCTATAGAAGTGCCGCAGAAGCGCAGGTGAAGTCGGAACAGATTTCGGTCAGGCCAGACGATATGGCGAACGTGCTGGAGGACGCTATGTCCATGCTGGCCCGCCGTGAAGCTCTGGCTGCCCGTTGGTTGCTCCAAGAAGAGGACATCGCTCCTGTGCTTGGCCCCATCGGTGCGTCTGTCTGGAAGAGTCTCCAAGAGCAAGTGAGCCTGGGCCAGCTTGCCATGAACTATGACTACCGGATCGAAGCTGGCAGCGCGAGGAAGCCGAACAAGGCTGGTCGCATCGAAGCTCTCCAGATCGCTCTCCAGACGCTGGGCCCGGTCCTCCAGCCACTTGTGATGCAGGGGATGCCGGGGCCGATGAATGCCCTTCTGAGGGATTACTGCGAGGCCATCGACGTTGATTACACGCCTTACATGATCCCCGAGCCGCCGCCGCAGCCTCCCCAGCCACCAGCCGGACCAGCCGATGCCGCCTCCCCGGCCCCGGAAGGTGGCGGGGAGGTTCCGCCACCACCACCTGAGCCGAATCAGGTTCCCCCGGAGATGCAGCCGTGAGTCGCATATCTGGGTATCCCAGAGTGATTGCCCTCAAAATTCTTCTGGATAACGAGCGGGAGAAGGTCAGGCAGGGCGGAACTCCTGACCCGATGGCTGTGCCAGGGGGAATCTCTGGTGGCCTTCAGGACGCTCTCCTCAACAATCAAGAGTTGATCTCCGAACCCACATTGGTTGCGTTGGAGAAGTTTTTGTCAGGCCAAGGCCCCAGACCGGAGATGTGATGAACCTTCCCTTTGACATTCAGCGGGCCAGCCTGGAGGTCCGAGAGCATTACATCCGCATGGTCAACGCTGGGCAGTCTCCCCGGTTCGCTGAGATGTGCGCCCTCCAGCAACCCCCAGGCACCCAAGGCACCGACCGGGCCTTCATGCAGGGCAGGCTCGACGGCAACTGGATGGACGGCATCCCGCCCAGGATGGCCAAGAAGATGGCCAGGGAAGCTAAGGCATCGGGCATCAACATCAGCGGCAAGTATTACCTGGGCGGGCTGGCTGACAAACGCGGGCACATGGACCCTGGTGCTTGGGTGGATTCTGTAAGCGACATCAAGCGGGTGGCCAAGTCGCGTAACCTCAACGTCAGCGGGATCGTGAATGTGGAGGGGCATGAGGTCGAGCCCGTCAAGCCAGCCCTAAATGCCAAGATCGTGGACAAGCTGGCCAAGCAGGCTATGGCGAGTAACCCCAAGCTGACCCGCCAGGAAGCTGTTCGACAGGTCAAGGACAAACACGCGCCTGCCTGGAAACGTGGCAAGTAGCGGTTCAGTTTTGTCTGGCCGGGACATAAATAGTGCAGGAGCATTCTATGTCCACGCCTAGCACCCATCCCAACTGTGCCTCTGATGAGAGGGGCTACCAGAGGATCAGGTTCCGCCAGGACACGGCTGAGAACTGGCTCAAGAATGACCCGATCCTTGCCTCTGGCGAGATGGGTTACGTTATTGGTGCCACCGATGGCCCGAACCTCAAGGTAGGCGACGGGTGGGTTAAGTGGTCCCAGCTTCCTTGGATATCGAGTGGTGACGGCACCGCTGGCACTCCCGGGCCACAGGGTCCAGCCGGTCCAGAAGGCCCTCCCGGCCACGATGCCCTACACATTGTCTCCGAGGTCGAGCCGCCACCCGGGCAAGAGATCGGTGACCTGTGGATTGACCCCACAGCCGACATCGAAGCTGCGAACATCGACGTTCTGGCTGCGATTCGCGGCAAGGTCATTGCCCCTAAGGCCATCGACTTGGACGGCCCCAACACTCTCTTTATCACTGCCAATCCAGACGGCACTGCCAAGCTCTCACTCCGGGTGGACGGCACTCCACTCAAGGGCATTGTCGAGGAGAGCATAGCCACCGAAGAGTGGGTGCTTGCCAACAGCGGCAACATCTACGTTGGCACCACCGCACCGGGCAACCTCTCCACGCTCTGGCTGAACCCGGCTGGTGGCGGCATTGCTCCCACTGTCGAGCCGCCGTTCGTGGTGTCTGACCTAGCTCCAACGACCACCTCTAGTATCTGGATCAATCCAAAGGGATAGCCATGCCAAGCCTGAATTACTTCGACAAGGACAAGCAGGAGTGGGTTGCCATTCCTCTAGGCGGCGGCACTGATGCTGACCTGTCTGCCTATGCGACCACCGAATATGTCGATGGTCAAACAGGCGAGATCCAGGCCATGTCCACGATGGCTTTTCAAGAGCGGTACACGAAGCAAGAAGTAGACGCAAAGGTTGCGGCCCTTCAGCAAGGCGTGACTGATGCCAATCTTGGAGTGCAGGGTGTTGCCGACTTAGTTCCATTTGTTGCTGGCGAACTAAGCACTCAGATTGATGCAAAGCTCGCTGGCAAGGCTGACCAGTCTGAGTTCTCGCAGTTTCAGGGCCAGTACGGCACCTTGGAGTCTGAGTTCAGGGAGTATTTCCGGCTCCTGAATCAGGGCTTCGCAACTGTGGCCCAGAAGCCTGACGTTGATGCAGCCCTCGACCTGAAGGCCGACAAGACCGCCGTGTCAGGTCTTAGCACCACCCTGATGAACAGCATCATGGAGGTGAAGGATGGCACCTACACCAAGCCCGAAGTGGACGAAGCCATTGCTGGTGCTGTGAGCGGGCAGCTTACCCCCGAGCAGATCACTGAAATCATTTCTCAGGTTGGCCCGGTTGACCTGACTGCCTATGCCAAGATCAGTGACAACACGCAGAACCTTCTAGCCAAAGTTGTTACGGCACAGGGCTACGGATTCGGTGACAAGAACGAGCCGCCCGCCGCCCTGACCTACACCGACACGGGAGAGGGCTACGGCGAGCGGCTGGTGCTGGCTACTGGGTCGAGCATCGAATATGTGGTGATGAAGTCTGACTTCGATCCCCTCAAGTCCCGCATGGATGCCCTTGAGAGCAAGGCCGCTCCGACGATTGATGCCTACACGAAGGCTGAGTGCGATGCCAAGTTTCTGACGCTTGTGGATATTGATCGGTTCGCCTATCAGGCCGACGTCTACACCCAGAAACAGGTTGATGACCGCTTCATGCGGATTGACCAAGCATTCAGCAAGGTTGACTTCGATAACCAGATGGCCCTGATGCTGTACTCCCGCAAGCAAGTCGATGACAAGCTGGCGGCGATCAGTCCTGTTGGTGCCAATTCGATCAACGACCCCGCACTGGCTGGCTTCAAGACCTCCATCCTCGACGCTGTGAAGTTGATGCTGGTGGGTGGCACGAAAATGCCACCGGCAGACATTGACTGGACATGGATGGTTCGCATGGATGGGGCGAAGGAGTCTGTCTCTACCGAGATTCAGGCGAGGATGATCGGTGGGTTCATCGAACTCAAGGGCACCCTGTCGTTCGGTGCTGGCAGCGGCGCGTGGGTGCCTCTGCGACTGCCGCCACAGTTCCCGATGGCGGAACTTGAAGCCAGCTACCCGCTTGCCATGCGGCTCGTTGGGACTGCCGTTACCTACGGCTACTGCACCGTTAGCAACAAAAACCGCGACATTTCATGCAGTCCCGGTGCGAAGTCAAGTGAGGCTAACTTCTCAGGCATTCGCTGGAAGGCAGCCTACTGATGCAGATCGACACAGTTATCGTCTGGGCAGTCATTGTCCTAGGCGGGCTATTCATCTCTGGATACCTAGTCGGCCTAGCCATTGGCTGGTGGATGGACGCAGAGCATCGTGCCCTTCAGAAGTGGCTTGACGAACACATTCGACAACTCCGTGAAGATGAGGAGAAGTACAAGTAATGGCTGCAATGTATTACTGGTCAGGAAGCGAGTGGCTGCCGATCTCCACAGGTGGCGGCTCTGACTCCGCACACATTGTGTCTGACACCATGCCCACCACCCCGGCGGCTGTCGGTGACTTGTGGATTCAGCCCAACGGCACTGCACCTCCCGGCTCTCCGGGTGAGGGTGAACCCGGCCCTCAAGGCGAACCGGGCCTTGCTGCCACAATCGAAGTAGCCGAAACGATCACGATTGAAGGTGGGCTGCCAGCCGAAGTGATCAATATCGGCAACGAGAACAAGGCATCCCTGTCGTTCAAGATTCCGCAGGGCTTGCCCGGTGTGAAGGGTGAAGCCGGTGTAGCTGGTCCCGCTGGGCCGCAGGGTGAGGCGGGAGTTGCTGGTCCGAAGGGTGATCCCGGCGTGGCTGGTGAAGCTGGCCCTCAGGGCGAGCAGGGCATTCAAGGCCCAGAAGGCATTCAGGGTCCTCAAGGTATTCAAGGTCAGCCGGGTCTTGGCATTAAGTACATGGGCACGGTCGCTGCCCAAGGCGACCTTCCAGCTTCTGCCACTCAGGGCGATCTCTATGTTGTCTCGACCCCAGAGCCAGCTAGGGGTTTTGTTTGGGATGACACTAAGGCAGCATGGCAAGACTCTGGCCCAGTGCAAGGCCCACAGGGTGTGGCGGGTCCCCAAGGCACCCAAGGCATTCAGGGCGAGCCCGGGGTTGCTGGCCCCAAGGGTGATTCTGTCACTGGCCCCGCTGGCCCGCAGGGTGAAGTCGGACCCGCTGGACCTACCGCTATTGCCACTGCCACTGTTCTTGGTGGGGTGAAGATTGGTAGTGGAATCACGGTCACGGCTGACGGCACCATCAGTGCAAGTGCTGGTAGTGACTATGTTTTGCCTAAGGCTAGTGCTGCAATTCTGGGCGGCATCAAGATCGGCACTGGCTTGGCAATTGATGCCAATGGAGTTTGCACGGCTTCCCTTGCTGGCAACTATGTCAGCAAGGCAGGGGATGTCATGAACGGACCCCTGCGATACGCGCCAAACGCTGGGCCCGCCGGATTCAATGGCACTGATGTCTACACCTACTACGACGGTTCCTATTACCGTCTGTATATGCCGGGTGGCAAGCAGGCTTTTGTTGCTGCTCCAGACACGGCTGTTGTGCAGTTCCTCGGTGCCAACCCGCAGACACCATTCACTCCCGCCGATGATAAGGACCTCACCAACAAGAAGTACGTTGATGGGGCTGTCTCAGGAAGCACGGCATTCCTGAAGACTACCGGCGGGACTATGACGGGCACCATTGTGGCCCCGACCGCAGTCAACACGATGACTTGGGCCACGACCTACAACATCTTTGGCTCCAGCGGTGGCGTTGCTTTCCGCAACAACAACTCCAACTTGCTGCTTGTGACCACTACCAGTGTCGCTGCGGTGGTGCTGCTTGAGGTGCGGGCAACTGGTACAGCCATTCGGTTTGGCTCAGGTGGCCCGACCGTAACCAATGCCTCTGGCGTTGTGTCTATTTCCGCGAACGTGGAGTCCACCGCTGCGGCCCCTACGGCAGCCAGTCACCTGACCCGCAAGGACTACGTTGACGGTAACTTTGCTCCAAAGTTCGTGGCTGATGAGTTGACCCTAGTGGACGAGTTGACGGCATTGCGGGCGGCACTCACGCAAGCACAAGCTGACATTGCAGAACTCAAAGCAAAGGTTGCGTAATGGCAAACAACCTCTACTACTTTGACGGCACGGGCTGGCAGCCGATCTCAACGGGTGGCGGCGGCAGTGTTGGCCCACAGGGTCCAGCCGGTCCCGCTGGTGCTGATGGCAAATCAATCAACGTCTTCGTTCAGACCACCATGCCCACCACTGCCAGCGTGGGTGACCACTGGATTAACGAAGACGCGAAGAAGACCTACCGAACTCTCGACCAACTGAAGACCTACCGAACTCTTGATGACTTAACTTGAAAGGAACCTGAACATGGCTGATGTCCTTTGCTTTAATGGCGTTGAGTGGATTTCTCTGCGTGGCCCCGCTGGTACGGCTGGTGCGGATGGTCAGCCCGGTGCTGACGGCGCGCAGGGCGAGGTCGGCCCCGCTGGCCCTGCCGGTGCGGACGGTGCCGCTGGTGAGGCTGGCCCGAAGGGCGATCCGGGCGAGCAAGGCCCTGCCGGTGAGAAGGGTGACAAGGGCGACTCG